ATATGATTCAACTTATGGAAACAGAAAACAATATCAAGATTTTAAATAAGTTAAATCCTAAATTACAACAATACAATAGTAAATTGATATTGTATAATTATGATGCTTTTTTATTTGATTTTGATACAAAAGACGGGTTAGATTTTTTAAATATGGTAAAACAAACAATTGAAAGTGGTGGTAAATATCCAGTCAAGATTAGTCGAGGAGTAAACTATCACGATATGGACGACATAACGGAGAAGTTCAAATGAAATTAAAAGATATAGTTGTAGAATTAGGTAAGGTTCAAACCGATAAAGATAACCCACCTTTCAAAACACCACAGCAAATAGAACAAGAGGGAATAGCAAACCCAGTAAATCAAAAATATGATTTTAAAAAACCAACGATGATTAGTATGTCAAAACAAGATATGAAAACTTTACATCAAGACGGAACATTAGAAATCGACGGAATAACTATCGTATATGAAAAATAATTTTAAAAAAATACTCAATGAGTTAAGTTATAGAGTTTCTACTGGAATTCCAGATTTAACCAATGAACAACACTTAATCAAATTATGGGATATTTTAAAAGAACATAATTGGTCAGTTGACGCTCGTGTTGAATTATTAAAAAACCTTGAAGAAGAACGAGTAAAAAGATTACCAGGAACCACTTGGAAAACCAAATCAGGTTGGGCAGGTAAACGAGCAAATGGTGATTCTCAATACGGATTAAAATCACAAGATGTTGCACAAGCATATGTATCAGGTCAAGAAGTTGATAAAGATACAGAAGACTCAGATTTAAATACCGACAAAACTGAAAATACTCCAGAACAAAATAGAGAAAAGGACATAGAGTTGGTAGAAACTCAACTTTTTTTATTCGAAGGAGACCCACAAGACGCAGGTGGATTAGGAACACCACAATCACGAACTGGTGAGTGTGTAACTACATATGCGGGTAGAAAAATAAAAGAATTAATAAAACCAAAAGGTGATATGTCTTATGATGATGCGAGAGAACAAGTAAAACAAGAATTACTAAAACAAGCAAATGCAAAAAATGAAAAAGGAAAAAAATCACTACTGACAAAAGAGTGGGTAAATTCAGGTTTACAATGTTTAGATTGGATTAATGATAACATTGGACTTGATAAAGTTGAAGATTTCGCATGGGATACTCCCGAAGGAAATGAACTAATGGGTTCAACTGGGCACGGAACATCAGCCGATATGTTTGCAAAAACAACAGACGGGGAAGTAATTGGTATTTCACTTAAAAAAGACTTTAAAGTATTTGTTTACAATGGTGGGTATGGAAAAAATATCAACCAATTTGCCAAAGATACTGGAATTAAATTACCAGAAAATACCAAAAAAGAGTGGTACGATAAACAAAAAAATGAGATATTCGATGATAGGATTGATAAGTTCAATGACCCAGAAGTAAAGAAAAAAGTATGTGCTAATTTCGAAAGAGCTAAAAAAGGTGGAAAAGATTATTCGGCAGTCTTTGGTTCAAGAACAGAAGTAAATCAAAAAAGACTAACCACAATAGCAAAGTTGTCTGGTAAAGAAAATATTAAAGATGTTTCTTGTGATGATATGTATAAAAATGTTATCAATCGTAAGGAACACAATACAGATTCAAAAACAATTGTAACTTCATTTGCACAATATGATAAAGATATAGAAAAGGGAACTGATAATCTTTATGGTAATATGAGAGGTATGGATGTTAAACTAAGAGATAACTTGTTCGATATGTTACAAGAAACAGAAAACTCTAAGAAATTCAAAGAAAAAGTTTCAAAAGAAACTCATATTGATGATGTATTATTTGGAACTGAAGAAGGAAAAATAGATAGACTTGAAGTTCTTTATGGTGAACCACCAAAGGGTGAATCAATGAAGAAAAACGCATTAGTCCAAATGTTTGGTATTTCTGATGACTACAAAGCATATGAAAATGAAAAAGATTTAAATAAAAAGAAAGAATTAAAGAAAAAGATTCAAGAAAGTGTTAATGAAAAAATGGTTATTACAAAAGATAGAGGAAAGCCAGTTATAGGTGTTAAGATTAAAAACCCAACACCACCACCAGATGAGTCAATTTCGCCTTTATTTACATTGGGTGTTAGAGCAAAAGGTATTATCGCTTCACCTGCTTTGGAAATGGGTCAAAGCTTATTTGGTGGTTTAGCATTCAAAAATGGAAATATAGATATAAATACTTGGCCTGACACCGATAAGAGAAAATACATTGATGGTGAAGCAGGTTCAATATTAGACGATATAGATTCTGAACAAATAAATATAAATGACAAAGAACAAGTAGATGTTTATCAAAATGAATTAAAAAGACTTGAAGCATTACAAAAAGATTCAAAGTCTAAATCAAAAAAATTAAAAACAGCAATACAAAGATTAAAACAATACTTGGGTGAAGTGTAATGAAAACTCAATTACTATGTACTTTTACTTCTAAACCAAGATTAAACGATACCTTGGACATTATTATAACTTGTAATGATGTATTGTATGAAAAAGTATATGTGTTTCAAAATGAAAATGATTTATCACAACTAATCTGCACATACAACATTGAGTATAAATACGATTACGAAGAAAGTATTATCGATACTATATCTTTACACAGAAAAAAACAAAGTAATACATTGTATACAATCAACGCATTAAACGAAGTCATTAGAGAAAAGAACGGAGGAGTTCTGGACAAATCTTATATGGTGGATTGGAACGAGTTCAACAATACATTACTTTTGACAAACGAAATGGGATTACAAAAAATCCCTACCAAAATCTACCAAATCGTAGATACAACTTCTTGGAAAAAATAAAAAAAACACTTGACATTGTCAAAAAGTCTTATTATATTAAGGTGTAAGTTTTTTGATAATTGATGTAGGAAAAAAAAGTTAAAAAAACACTTGACTTTTTCATTTTTTGTTCTTATATTATTATGTAAGTTTTTTGACAATTAGGTAGTAAATTCATCACGGAAATCTTATCGTGTCCAGACGGGCGATGATATCGGCGGTAAGACAGGTGGTTAGGTAAACAAAACAAACAGAATCACTTTGGAAACATTGTGTGGTTTGTTCCGATATGCCGGAAGGATAGACATCAAATCAGATACTGGTTTTAGAAATATTACTTGGGGTTTGTTGCCGACTGGGTGTCAAGGGGTGATGAGAGAACGCGAAGATTCGATTTAGATGAAAAGGTTCGTATTTACTACCGAAGATTTTAATTTTTTATTTTATTTAATTTAACGAAAGGAGTTTCAACTATGATACTAAAAGTAGTTGGACAAGTAAAAGGACATAAGGAAAAGATGACAATGACTCTTGATGTGGAAGCACTTAGGAATTCCCTAATTAAGAGTAAATTAACATCTAAGAAAATCAAAACAATGGCTAATAAATCTACCAGACTTGCAAATACAAAGAAGTGGGCAGATTTTAAAGAGTTCTTTGAAAAGAAAGCTGAAATACAAAACAGCGTTTCTGAAGTTGTTTCTTGGTCTGAAAGAACTTCTTAGAAAAAAATAAAAAAAATCCCAAAAAAAATACATTTTGGGATTTTAAGTATATATATATAAATGTATACTTAATTAGTAAGTATTAGTTTTTTGACAATTTGGAATTGGAAAGTAGAAATATCGACGGGTATTTCTATGGGATTGGCAGAATAATGGGTAGACATTTGAAGCCCATATCGCAATCTAAGACAAAGTTGTGGTGACTTGATAATTGGTAAATATTCTAATTATCTATATCGACAGATATTGTCTAATGTATTTCCGTAAACAACATAAGATGATTCTTATGACTCTATTGTAGGTAAGGGTAAAACTGAAATCCTACTTAATGGCTGAACAATCTAAACTTGGAGAGATAAAGCATTTGTATAGAAGTTGTATTCACATCAATGAGGAATAACCACCTTGAGATGAACTATCGTAACTGATAGATACAAAGTATAGAGTTAGTGAAATCCAAGACGGAAATTGTGAGTAATCATTAATCTCACATCCCCAACATATTCCAAAGCATTTAAAGAGAGCCACGATTTTTAGTTTCCACCTTTTATTACAGACTTAAAAACACGGCTCTCTTTTTTTTTAAAAAAAATTCGATTTTTATATATGAACATACTATTTATATATGTAAAATAAAGGTTTCACCAAAAGTGAAAAATAACAAATGAAAAATACTAAATAGGAGATACAAAATGGACTTAAACGCAATTCGCAAACGTCTCGGTCAATTACAGACCACAAACAATCGCACATCAAGTTTATGGAAACCACAACCAGGTAAAACCCAAATTCGTGTAGTGCCTTATGAATTTAATAAAGACAATCCTTTTATTGAATTATTCTTCCACTATAATCTGAACAATCGTTCTTATTTATCACCAATCAGTTTTGGTCGTCCAGACCCAATTGAAGAGTTCGCTCAAAAACTAAAAGGTAGTGGTAATAAAGAAGATTATCAATTATCTAAGAAATTGGAAGCAAAGATGAGAACCTTTGCACCAGTTATCGTTAGAGGTGAAGAATCACAAGGTGTTAGATTTTGGGGATTTGGTAAAACGGTTTACCAAGAACTTCTTTCAATCATCGCAGACCCAGACTACGGAGATATTACAGACCCAGTTAATGGTCGTGATGTAGTTGTTGAATTTATTTCAGCAGAGGAAAGTGGTGCGAGTTTCCCTACAACAAAGATTAGAGTAAAACCTAATCAAACACCTATTTCAGATGACCCAACTATACTTGAAAAAGTAAAGTCATCTCAAAAGGACATTCGTGACATCTATCAAGAACAATCTTATGATGACTTGACTAATGTATTGAATGAATGGTTAAACCCAAGTGAAGATTCTTCAACAGAATCAACACCACAACAAGCAACTGAAACTTCTACTATGGAACAAAACAAAGTAAAAGATACATCAGAAGCTTTTGACGAACTATTCAATTCATAAATTAGGAGACTACTATGTCAGTAAATGATGTATTGGCTAATACATTAGCCGAATCTTTGAATAAAAAATTCAAAGACACGAACAAAGTAGCATATTTCTTAGACGGAAGCGATGCCACACCAACAGATATTAAGGACTTCATCTCAACAGGTAGTTCTACATTGGACTTGGCTATATCTAATAGACCAAATGGTGGTATCGCAGTCGGTCGTATAACAGAAATTAATGGTTTAGAAAGTAGTGGTAAATCACTACTTGGTGCTCACATACTTGCAGAAACTCAAAAGAAAGGTGGAGTAGCAGTTTATATCGATACTGAAACTTCAGTCAGTCAAGAGTTTATGGAGGTAATCGGTTTAGACTTAAACAAAATGTTATACTTACATTTAGAAACCGTAGAAGAAATATTCGAAGCAATCGAAGAAATCGTAACCAAAGTTAGAGAATCAGATAAAGATAGATGTGTTACAATCTTGGTTGATTCATTAGCAGCAGCTTCAACAAAAGTTGAAATGGATGCCGACTTCGATAAAGACGGATACGCTACATCAAAAGCAATTATCATATCAAAAGCAATGAGAAAAATCACTCAACTTATCGGTAGAGAAAGTGTTGCATTGGTATTTACTAATCAATTAAGACAAAAACTCGGAGTAATGTTTGGAGACCCTTGGACTACATCAGGTGGAAAAGCATTACCATTCCACGCTTCAACTCGTATTAGATTAAAAAATATGGGACAAATCAAAGACACAGGTAAAAATGTCTTGGGTATGAAGTGTAGAGCTCAGATTGTCAAAAATAGATTAGGGCCACCACTACGACACGCAGACTACGATATGTATTTTGATAGAGGTATCGACAATTATGGTGGTTGGTTAAGTGTAATGAAAGAACACAAAATCGTAAAGGTGGGAGGTTCTTGGTATACACTTGTAGACCACAACGGAGAAGAAGTTAAATTCCAATCAAAAGATTGGGAAGAAATCATCTCAACAAATGATGAACTAAGAGAATATGTATATCAGTTAATTTGTGAAAAAACTATACTGAAATATAAAGAGAAACGAGGCATCGACGATGTTGAGTTTACAGATGAGGTAATTGGTGACTAACCAAAGACACTTATCAATCTTAGAT